TACTGTCCAGCGTCGGCCCCTGCCCGGCCTGATCCGCTCGATCAGCGGTCGAAGAAGAAGCGGCCCGGCTCACGGGCTGCACACCCTAGCGCTTGCGCGCCCTTCGGGGCGCCCAGCCGCCGAGGTGTAACCCTAGTGAGGAGATGAGATGATGACGAACACGAACAACACCGCCGCCCTGGTTTCCATCACCTTCAAGGGCGCGCTCCGCCGCGCCGAAGAGGCTTACATCTCCGCCATCGTCGCTGGTGGGGCGCGGAGCGTTCGCGTCAGCAAGTCCGCGATCAGATCGAGCGGTTACGCCGACGACGCGCCCAGCGGCGTCGCTGACGTGACCCACATCACCGGGGACCATGAGCCTTGGTTTTTGGGCGAGGACTCCGAAGGGAGATGCTGCTGGAGCTTCGACGGTGTGGAGTTGGTGATTTTCGCCTAGGTAGCCCCGGCGCGCCCCTTCGGGGGCCCAGCCGCCGAGGTGTAACCCTAGGAGGATGAGATGATGACCCTGACCGCTGATTACGTTGACCTACTCGTGTCCCGGTGCGCCGCCGACGCCCCCTGGCAGATCCGTGGCCTGTTCACGGACTACGCCGACGCCTCGCTCGCGTCCACCGTGCTTAGTCGGGGACTGCTAACCCGCGACTACAACGCCGCCGCCGAGGTCGCGATCGTCTCGTTCGGGCCGCACGGGTACCTCAAGACCGACGTCAAGACCGCAGCCGTGAGGACGTGGTGATGCCCGCAGCCAAGAGGATGGGCCGCCCGCCACTGCCTGCGAACGAGAAGCGCCGCCAGCGTGCGGTGCGGTTCAGCGATGACGAGTGGGCCGAGGTGGTCGAGGCTTCGCGCGGGTGGGGGGTCTGCAAGTGCTGCAAGGGCACGGCGGTGCCATCCGCCGTCATGTGCTGCGGGCAGATGCCGCGCCCCATGACGGCGGGGGAGTTCGTGCGGATGCGCTGCCTCGACGTCTAGCGTGACTAGCGCTTGCGCCTCGCAAGCATCGCGCGTTAACTTGCGCCCGTGCCTGCTGCCAAGCTGTCATCGCTGCCGCCGCCGCCGCTGGATGCGGCCAACATCGAGCGCGTAGAACACACCCGGCTCCGTCGCCGCATCATGTACGGGCGCCACGAGTCCGACCTTCGCAGCCTGCTCCGTGACCAGCTCGGCAGCGTGCGCGCGGACGCATGGGGCAACCGTCCTGACATGAGCGCCAACCCGTTTCAAAGCCTATGGACACAGGCTTCAATGCTGTACGCCGTGGAGCCCGAGGTGGGCCACGACGACGACTCGGGCAGGGAACTCCTGGCCCGCGTGGCCGAGGCCGGATATTGGGCGCTGATGCAGCGTGTTCAGAGGGACACCCTTGGGTTCCGTGAGATGTTCTTGCGCGTCACCGTGGACCACGGCGCCCTGGTTTTCCGCCCAGTATTCCCCGATATGGTCGAGGCGAAGGCACGAGCACAACGCCCATCCCAGCCGCTGATCGTGGGCGAGTGGGAGGAGCACGCGGATTTTGAGTGGGTGCGGCGCACCGCCGACGCGGTGAGCGGCACCTATACGGTGCAGGCTCACATCGACGGCGTCGACCGGGACGTGAGCGGCGAGGTCCTTGGCGACCACGATCGGGCGGTAGCCGCCGCGCATATCCTCCCCTACAGCGTCTTCCACGCCGCCGAAACGGGCTGGCTGTTCGACGCATGGACCTCCCAAGAGGTGGTGTGCGCGTCCCTGTGGATCGGCCTGTATCTGACCGAGTTCGGGCACATCATGCGCAACGCCAGCTGGCCCCAGCGTTACGCCGCCGGGGTAGTGGTCGAGGGCGCTGGCGTCGACGGCGCCCGCCAGGAGGTCGTCACCGATCCGGCCACGGTGCTCCTTCTCGGCGTGCGAGAGGGCGCGCAGCCGATGGTCGGCCAGTGGGGAAGCCCAGCCGACCCCGAAGCTATCCTGCGGGCCGTCGCCATGTACGAGCGGCGAGCACTCCAGGGTGCGGGATTGCACCCGCCCGACGTGACGAGGCAGAGCGCGGACATTCGGAGCGGCTACTCACTCGCGGTAGCTCGGGAGTCCGTACGGGAACAGCAGCGCTTCTTCGCGCCCCAGTTCCTGCGGGGCGACCGTCAGACCTTGCGGCTTTGCGCCGCCCTGCTGAACGAGGCCGAGGGCAGGAACTACCCCCTGGACGGGTACCAGATCCGCTATCGCGGCTTGCCGCCATCGCCCGCCGAGGACCGTCTACGCATCGACACGATCACCGCGCTCCTTGATCGTGGCGTGATCACCACTGATGAGGCCAGGGAGCGCCTTGGCGACGTCCTTGCCCGCGTCTAAAGAGGAGGATACACCTTGAGCGATGACACCCCGGCGGCGCCGCCCCCAGTCCATGACACACCCCCGCCTACCCGGTGGGCCGAACTGAAGGCTGATCTAGCCAACGCCACGAAGGAGCGCGACGAGTTGCGCGCGGCCAACGCGAAACTCAGCGGTCAACTCAGCGGTGTTAAGGACGCGCACACGGCGGCGGCAGCGCAGTGGGCTGATGAGCGCTCCTTGCTCAAGTACGGCATCGATGACGCACCCGGCATGGCGGCGGCTCGCACGGCCTACGGTGCGCTAGAGGGCGACGACCGCCCCGCGTCCGTGGGTGAGTATGTAGCCGCCCTCGTCGCCGCTGCCTCGGCCGAGGACGACCCCAAGCCCCCTCCCCGTTGGCTTGCACCGTACGCAACGCCAACGCCCGCCGCCGCGCCCGAGAAGGCGCCCCCGAAACAGACGGCGGCGGCGCCGCCGAGTGCTGGCGGCAGCGTCTCTGAGGAGGCACGTAAAGCGCTCCTCGACCAAGCGCTTAAGAGCGGCGATTGGTCGGCATTTAACAAGGCGGCTGGTATCACGATGTTTTCGGGGTAGACTCGCCTCGGACGCCACTAGGCGTGCAGCGTGCCTCCAGGCTGTGACCGGGGCTTCAGGTTGTCTCCACTGAGACGGGGACTAGCGGTTATTCGGCCCACCGAGACGGGCGGTTAAACACCACCCCTGGAGTTCTCGTGGGTTTCTACACTTCGAATCTCGGCAATGCGCTCGCCTCTGACGTCCTCAGTGGGATCTGGGTGCAGTCGTTGGCCGATCGCAACGCTCTCCCCAATCATCCCAGCCTGATCCGCGCCCCCGCTCCGGTCGGCGCGACCACGGTGCGTGTGCCCGATCTCGACCTGAACGGCGCGGTGCTGCTGGCCTCGACCACCGAGGGTGCGGCGGTGTCCGCTACCACGCCCACCGACAACGCCTCGGATATTGCCTTGGCCCGCTTCTCCAAGCGGTACGACCTGTCGGACTTCATGCGGCAGGTGGACGGGCTCGGCATCAGCGCGGAGCAGGTCTTCGCGATGGATGCCCTGATCGCTTGCGGCGCGACCCTGCGCGACGAGGTCGCCCAGATCGTTGACGCCTTCTCCTCGACGGTCGGATCGACCACGGTGGACGCCACCGCCGCGAACTTCTTGGAGGCTATCGCCACCTTGGAGATCGCGTCGGTGAATGGCCCCTACCTCGCGATGCTGCACCCGCGCCAGTGGGCCGACATTCGCTCGGATGTCAGCACCGCCTCGGGCGGCGCCATCCAGTGGAACGCCGGATCGCAGGAGGTGTTGAACGCCTCCAAGGGGCTCGGCTCGCAGGGCAACTTCTTGGGCGTCGACGTATACACTTCGACATCCATCGTCACCGCGAACTCCCTCGCTGACCGCGCGGGCGGCATGTTCGGCCGTGGCGCGATTGCCTACGCGATGAGCGCCCCCCGCTCCGATGCGGACTTCACGCAGGTCGTGCTCGGCAACGAGGTGCTCTTCGAGAAGGACCGCAACGCGCCCGCCGGCCTCACCGAGTACGTCAGCCACATGCACTTCGGTGTCGTGGAAGTTCTGGACGCCGCCGGGGTGTCGATCATCACCGACGCCTAGCGCGTGGGTACACGGGGACCGTCAGCACCCTCCTCCGCTGGCGGTCCCCTATCCACACACCGGAGGAGGTGGAGGAGGCAATCCCGCATGGAAACCGCGAGCACTACCCCGTTCGTCATGGACTCGGACCCCACCGGGGGTCCACCGCCGACGCGCATCGAGGCGTCCACGCCGTTCATTTACGTGGCACACCCGGAGCGCTGGATGGTGCTCGCGGGGAAGGTCCTCCCCCTCCTCGGCAAGGTGAAGATCCGCAAGGGTCAGAACGGCATCATCACCGACCGTCACGGAAACCTCATCGGCGTGCGCGCGGCAATCGCCCGCAAGGAGGAGCGCGGTTGGTCGCACGTGCCGCTGGACAGCGTCCCGCCGCAGGACCGCACCCCCGGCGAACCCGTCTCCTACCTCTGCACCCCGCAAGGGCGCCCCGATGCTCACGTCAGCATCTACACGCGGCTATACCCAGGGGCCACCGTCGCGGACTGCGACGAGGCCGGCTGGGTCCGCTTTCTGGAGTACCAGCTAACGCAGGGCGTGATCCCGCCCTGCCCGATCTACGTGCTGGAGCGCATGGCCCAGGCCGAGGAAGACAAGCGCAACAAGGCAGCGGACGAGGCACGATCGGTACCGTCCAGGGCCGTCGATGCGGAGCGCCACGGCGCCGCCCTGGCGGCCATCCGCAAGGAGATCGCCAAGCGGACCAAGAAGGCAAAGCCGGTCAAGAAGCAGGCGGCACGGGTGGTCATCGATGAGTAGTGACCTCAAGCACGTGCGCGAGAACTTGCGTGAGCGCTGCCGCGAGGCGGGCATGACCCGCAGCGAGGCCAAACACCGCGCGGAACGCACCGTCCGCAAGGTCGCTGATCGGGTCGAGGCCGGTGACGCCTATGGCCCCGACGGCAAGAAGGAGCGACGATGAAGGACGCACTACGCAAGGCCGAGGCGCTACGCGGCGGCGCCCCCAAGACCATCGCGCGGGCGGTGCAACCTGACGGATCGCACGGCTGGCGCATCACCTACGCCAACGGTGACGCCGTCCTCATCGACGGCAGCGGCACCGCAGCGCTCAAGAAGAAGCCCGCTGCCAAGAAGTCCGCGCCGAGGAAGGCGAAGAAATAGTGCCTTGGGTCGAGTATCAGGTCCGGTATCCCACCGTCACGCAGCTCGAGCGTGCGCGTGATTCGTACCTGACCCTGCCGGTGTACGACGACGGGGCACTCGCCGCACCGTCCAGCGGCACGATCTCGATCTACAACCCAAGCGGCACCGCCGTGGTTGATGGCGCCGCCGTCACCATCACCGGCTCCATCGCCACGTACACGCTCACAGCCGCCACGGTCGCCACTGAATCATTCGGGTCTTCCTGGCGCGTCGAGTACACGCTCACGATGCCCGACACCGAAACGCACCTGTGGAGGCACGACGCCGCCCTCGTGCGGGTGCGCCTGGATCCGGTCGTCACCGACGCCGACCTCATCGCGCGCCACAGCGATCTAAACTCCTACCTGCCCTCCTCGACCTCGACGGGCTGGGAGGTCTGGATTCAGGAGGCATGGCGTGAGGTCTTGAGCAGGTTGGAGATGATGGGGCGGCGCCCTTGGTTGATCACGACACCGCAGGCGCTACGGCCGATCCACCTCTACACCACGCTGGGCATCATCTGCCGCGACCTGAGTGGCGGCGCCGCTGATGACAACAAGTGGACGCGCCTCGCGGACAAGTACAGCGACGACGCTGCACGCGCCTGGGGCTCGGTCAATTTCGACTACGACGACGACAACGACGGCAGCGAGGGCGGCACCGGGCGCACAGGCGCTGCCTCCACGGTGTGGCTTGCACGGAGTCCTCGGGGATGACCACGACTTTCGCGGAGCTGCGGCAGGACTTGAGCACGCAGATCCTCACCATCGGCGGCGACTGGAACGCCTCACCCGTGCCCTACCACCTACACGGACCGGGCGATGTGCCTGATGCGGTGCCCGCGAGCAAGGCGCATCTAAGCTTCTCCATCGGCTTCGACTCCGAGGCGGGCGAGGATAGGCAGCGCGCCGCACTGGGCGCGCTGACCCTGTCGGGCGTGTCTGTGCGCTTCTTCGCGCGCTACACGCCCCGTGACGGTCTGGCTTCCGAGGACGCAGCGCTCGACCATGAGCGGGACCTAATCGCCGCCGCGATTGCCACAGATGGAGTACAGGTGCTGTGGGAGAGCAGTAGCCGCGACATGACCTCGTCGGGGGAGTGGTTCGTCCACGAGTCCCGCTTTCAGACCTACCACCGTTTGCCGTTGACCTAGGAGTCCCAGCATGGCCCTCAATTCCGCCCCTATTCTCATCCCCAACGGAACGATCCTTGTTGAGGACGGCGGCGCCCTTGCCGCAACCATGATCTACGAGGACGGCGACTTCAACATCGCGGGCCTTGCTGAGGGGGATTACGACGTCGAGGGCTTCAAGGATCGTGGAGACTTCTACGCATTCCGGCAGACCGACCAGAAGACCTACTCGCTGTCGTTCTCCTGCCACGCGACCGAGATCAGCGACGGCACCGAGACTCAAGCGCTGATGGACGTGATGCTCAAGGAAAACGCATGGTCGGGCGGCACGTCGGTCATCACGACCGGCTCCGACGTCTGGGCCGTGAAGGTGACCTACACCGCCGACACCTCGGGCGTCACCGGCGGCGAGGCTGGGCAGACCATCGTGGTCAATGCCTTCATCCCGCAGGACGTCTCCTTCACGGAGGGCAATCCCGCGAAGTTCAGCGTCAGCGGGATCTGTGTTCCGTTCGGCGGCACCAAGGCGGTCACCCGCACCTAGCACCAGCGCCAGGAGGAGGCGAAACAGATGGCAATGCCTGAGAAGATCGAAGTGGTGGAGAGGGTTTGGCCGGTGTCGCTGCCGGGCTTCACGGAACGTGAGGAGTTGGTCGCGGCCCTCTCGAAGCACCAATCGGACGGGCTGATGCTTCGGCGGGTCTACGCTGCTGCTATCGGTTTGTGCTCCGGTGTAGGTGCCTTGACCCAGGCGTCCTACGCGCGCTGTGGGCACGATGTGCTCACCTACGGCGGCAAGGTGTATGCATACCTCCGCGAGCACGGGGCGAGCGTTGATGTGGTGTCCGAGACGGGCTTCGAGCTGCTTATCCCGATGGCGCGGCAGTTGTTCCCGCGTGAGGAGGAGGTCGCGGAGCAGGCGGGTTTTACGGACGCCGCCGAGGGCACCTCGACCTGATGGCGGTTCGCCTCTCCTTGGAATACGGGGCGGGGCATGGGCCGGGATGGTTTCGCGGCCTGTCGAGGGAGGAGCAAATCGAGGTGCTCGCTTACGAGCGGGTGCGGAATGAAAGGGCGAGGCAGTGAAGCTCCTGACCGATGCACACTTCGACCAGCTCACCCATCCGCGACCGCACGCCGCAAAGAAGGGTCGCTGACAATGCCATACCTCCAGATCAGCCACGCCCTTGACGAGCACTACGCGCGCGCCGTGAAGAAGCTCATGGACGAGAAGGGCGAGATCGCCATGCTCCGCTATGTCGAGGCCAACGCCCGCCGCGCTGAGGGCGAGTGGTACGACCACTGCACGAAGCGCACGGGCTTCTCGGGGAGGCTCCGCTTCCGCGCGTACCGAACGCGAGCCGGGAACCTGCGGGCCAAGGTTGGCAGCGATGCGCACTACGTGCGCTATCTCAACCTTGTCTTTCCGGCCAACAAGCGGGTCATTGATAAGACGCTGACCGATCCAATGCGCCGCAATATCAGCACCGACTTCAAAGCTGAACTCTCCAAGGCGATGATGTAGTGGCCAGGAAGAACCCCCGCGTACCTGTTGATATCGTTGCGCAGACCACCAAGTTTGACTCAGCTATCAAGACGAGCGCCAAGGCAGCAACGGCGTCGTTCGCGGCGTTCGCTGCCGCCAGCACTGCCGCCGTTGTGGGCATCACCAAGGCGACCATTAACCTATCGGGCGAGCTGAACCAGATCGCCAAGG